CCGATACTTGTGTCTATTATTGTTTTTCTAGTCATCTTTAGTATGTGGGGAGCTCATGCCCCCCACAAAACTATTTACTAACCAGCGTCAGTAGATGAAACTTTAACATCAGCGACAATACCATGTGCTGCTTCATTCCTCATCTCAAGGCCATATTCGACCACGATCATTTTGGTTTCAGCATCACCGATTGTGCTTATATCAATAGTTTCAAAGTCTCTGAGATATGCAACTGCTGCAAACTCAGGGTCTAACAAGTGAACCGCCTGTTCTCTACTTCTGTTTGAAGGAACTACTCTGAGTTCTCCAAAATCACCAGAATATATAGAAACAGAAGCTTCAATAGTATTAGCATCTACGAACTGTCTAGCTTGCGCTCTACCTGTGAAGCCAGATATAACTGATTTGTTATATGGGCCTACCATCAAGATAGAAGGCTCTGCACCACTAGCGAAACATTGTTGTTGAACGTCTTTGATCATATCTTCGGTCAAATCCCTTCTTGTTCCGTTTGTTCTAGCAGCAGAAGCAGAACCATTTGCACCATCAGAAGCTTTGTTTACGTTGGTTTGATACCAAGTTTCCAAAGACCTTGTTTGACGGGCAGCAGAAGCCGTACCTGTTACTTTAGCGATATTTTGAGTCAAAGCCTCTTCCATATCTCTTTTCACAGCTTTAGCCATGATAGCTAACTGGTGCGCCATTTCTGACCTCTTACCAGCAGCATCACTAGCTTCTTGCGATCCTGTTACTGTTGCATCTCTTGATGAGATCATACATACGTTAGATTCCCTTGTCGTAGCAGTAGAAGCTGATCTACTTAACTCAAAACCTTCAAGCTGTCCGGTTGAAGATGGAGTTGGTAGCGTTTCTGTTTGCCAGTCAAAGACTACATTGCTTACATTTGTCCTTCCAATGCTTGATAGAAAAGGTGTTTGTGATGGTGATATGTTGTAAATAATATCACTAAGTTGCTCTCTGTCAGCAGTGGCGGTGTAAGTATCAAAAGCATTAGTTACTTTTGCCATAATTTACTCCTAAATTACTTTAATAATTGTTTAAATACTTCGGCTGCATCTGATGTTTTACCAGTTTTAGCCAACCTTTCTCGTGCTTTTCTGACAGGTGTTACTGATTTCGGTCGGTTAGTAGTTCCAGGTCTTGCAACCCTAGCTTTCGCTTTTTGCGTTGGTTTTTTCTTCACAGCTTCAACTGTTTTACTGTTAAGCCATGCGTTTCTCAAACCAAGTAAAGCTCGGTAGTCATATACTGTGTCCATCTCTTGAGGTGAATAACCTAAGACGTTAATGCCATATTCACGAATAGCTGACTTTTCCTGCTGCGCTGTTTCAGGATTTTGCCATTCAGGTATGAGTTCTAAGAGTTTTTGTTGTCCTTCTTGCACCATTTGTGCGTATTGCTCTTGCTGTTTAGCAAATGCTTCTTGTTGAAGTCTTTGCTGTTCGGCTTGAGCAGCAGACAATCTCTCTTTTCTTTCATCCCAAATTTGCTTTTCACGAACATAACCTACGGGATCATCTTCATATAACTGTGTCCAATCTGGTTCGTTAGCCATTTCGCCCTGTATTTGGGCTTCCATCTTTGGTAACAACTGTGCATAAATAGCATCTCTCTCCGCAATCTCCTTTTCTTTTGTCTCAAGTGTTTTTCTTTGTTGAGACAAGTCTTGGGTTTTACGGGTGTAATCTTGCTGACGTGAATATCCGTTTTGGAGTTCCTCAAGCGTGACCTCTACTTCCTCTCCATCAACCCTGATGGTATATAAAGCGGGTTGCTCTTGTTCTTCTTCAATCTCTAATTGTTCATCGTCCTCGATTTCTTCGTCATATTCAATCTCTTCTTCGGATTCAGCAGCTTCTTGTATTTCTTCTGCTTCTTCTTCGTAAGTATCATCTTCAATGACATCTACCTCTTCATTTGCTGTTTCTTCGACTTTCTCCTCTGTCGGAGTCAAAAAACTCTCAAGTGACTGGGTAGCACTTTCTAAGTCTGTTTGTAATGCAGTCGGCTTTGCGGTGTTGCTCATAAACTCTCCTTATAAAATATAACGACATTTTATACGAATTTAAAAGACAAAGTAAACAGTTAGCCGATATTTCTAACTTTATTTATGTTTGCTTTGGTAAGTTTGCCTTTTTCTGCAATGATACGCAGATGCTTTTCTATTTCTGGCAACAAAAGAATTGATTTATGCAAGTTTTCTCTTGCTTCTATATCATCTGGTTTCTTTGATGTTATCCAAGCTTGTAAGTATTCTTTTTTAAGATTTTCTAAAGAAAGTTTGAATACATCTGATTCTAGTATTCTTTCTGCTTCTGATGCTTGTCTGACTTCTTTTTCAGTTACCATTACAAAGCACCAAGTAATCTACGAGTTCCGCCAGTTCTAATTGGTGAAATAATATTTTCTATATTTAGTATAGGGTCTTGTGGAACTGTAAAGTTTGTCATAACAGGCATTGTTGGAATCACTGGTTCTCTTTCTAATATTGGCACTGGTAATGTTGGAAAACCAAGATTTAAAGGTATGTCTGGTATAAAAGGTATCTCTCTTCCTACAGGTTCCATGACTGGCAGATTGACTGGTATTTCAGGCTGTATTGTTGGCATACTGACTGGTATTTCAGGCTCAACAACTGGCATCATGGGTTGAACCATAGGCATAACTGGCTCTGGTGAGGGTGCTGGCATGTTGATTACAGACGTTTCATCAAAAAGAGTACCGGCTGGCATGGGTGTTCCCATTCCCATAGGCAAGCCTAAGTCTGCACCAGTCATACCAACACTTGTATCACTTACGTTAGGAAAAAAAGTTGTTTCTTGTTGTGTAGTTTCAGGTGGTGTTATTGTTCTTGGAACAAAGGGTGTAGCTCCTTCAGCTAAAAAGCCCATAGGCTGATCGGGAGAAAAACTCATACCAGGAGCTACGACTTGTTCAAATGGAATACCGCCAGCTATTTGTTGTGCGTAGGCTTGACCGCTTAACAGCCCACCACCCATGCCCTGTCCGGCTGTTAGGTTGGTTCCGCCAAACCCTGCACCACTAGAGTAAAATTGATCTCTAGCAGCATTTCTCTCATTGGGGTTTAGATATATGTATGGTTTGGCGGAGTCGGGAACTCTACTATAACCTTCTGTGGTTTGTCCTTCTTCTCCAGTTACAGGATCAAACCAAAAAAATCTCATTGAGTCTATATACTCACCTTCTAGTGCCCTTTTTCCAACGTCACTAAATGCAAACGGATCGTAATTTTCTTCTGCCATAGTTTTATTCTAGCATTATGTTACTTTTGATGGCAAAGATAAATCATCAGCAGTTTCTAAAAGGTTGGCATTGTAGATAGCCCTTCTGCCTACTTGTTTGGCATATTTAGAATCTAGTAAGTTCTCTGCTGCACCTTTCCAGTTTTGTTCTTGTAAGTCACGTAACATATTTTGAAAGTTAGAAATACCTGGTACTCCCATATTGAAAGCCAAATCCATCATAACTAATTTAGGTCTAGGGGGTAAATCTTTGAACCAATCCCATCTAGCTTGCAGTTCTTCTTGTACTATTTTGATGTCGTTAGCGAGAAGTATCATAGCTTCATCCTCTGATATACCTCTATCGTCAAGGTTTCTGCCTACTCCTATAGTAGTTTTACCACTTGTGCATAAGTAGGGTTTTAACCTTAGACCTTCAAACTCAATTAGATGTTCTGTGAGTTCTTTAATCATTTTTATCGCTTGACTGTGACGCACCAAAATAAAAACTAATAATCGCTGATGCTAAACCGCCTAAATATCCGAGCACAAGAGAAACTATAGTGTCTGAGTTTTGATCGGGTGGCATAAGCGTGACTGTGAATATGTAACCGAGAAAGCCAACTATGATAAGAATACCGACTATTCTGCTTGTCCAGTCTTTTGAAAAAGCCTTCCTAGCATCTTGTATGTCCTCTGTCTCAAGCTTAAATACATCTACCTCAAGCTCTTTCATTTTAACTTCAAAGTCGGTTTCTGCTTTCTTGAGTTCAAGCATTTGTTCAGGTGTAGCATTATCCATAGCTTGCTGTATTGACTTTGAATCATTCTTACAACCCAATACATCTGCAATCATGTTCGCTGCCATACCACCCATCGGGCCACCTAATGCTGTTCCAAGCGTAGGGGCAACTGTGCCCACAATGTTTTTTAGTAAATCTTTCATTTTGTTTTGTGTGTTTTGACTACTTCAAATTCTGCGGTTTGACTTGCCCCATCATGGGGCACGAACTTACCCTTGTTTTTCATAAGCTTAAAAGTTCTACCACTTTTCATAAAATGAAAACCTTTTGGTGCTTTTACTCTCTTCTTCACTTCTTTTTCTTTTTTCTGAGTTTTGCGAAATCAGCAGCAGTAATTTTATTTCTAGGCTTTGCAACTCTAGCTAATTTTTTTTGTTTTGGTGAGTATTTTTTAGATGGCATATTTTTTCTCTCTTTTTTTGCTCCAATAAAAATTTCCAAAAGTATGCGGTTTGTTTTCTTTTATCCTCCGCACTGACTTTTTTTACCACTAATATCTTTTCATTCTAGTGACTTTGACCTTTTTCTTTTTCATCTTAGGTTTCATCGACTTTTTATTTTTATGTCCAGGCATCTTTTCTCCTTATGTTGTATAAACTTGCAAGGGCTCATTTTTCCCTTTTACCTTTAAAGGCTCTAATAATTCTAACTCATAATCTGATTTTAATGCACTATTTCTTCCTATCAAAATATCTACACCTGCTTCTTTGGTACCACTCTCTAACCTTGCTCCTATGTTTACAGCATCGCCTATAGCTGTGTAATCAAACCTTTGTTCACTACCCATGTTGCCTATAACCGCATAACCTGTATTGATGCCTATGCCAATGGCAACTGGTTTGATACCTTTCTCTACAAGTTCATCGTTTAATACTTCCATGTTTTTTTGTATGTCTAAAGCACAATCAATAGCTTTGTTTTCGTGGTTATCAAGGTCTAAAGGAGCGTTAAATATAGCCATCATTGCATCGCCAATATACTTATCTACCATGCCACCATGCTTTTGTACTGCTGACTGTTGTGCTGTAAGTGCTTTGTTCATTATGTAAGTTACTTGCTCTGGCTCAAGGTTTTCTGACATAGAAGTAAATCCTCTCACATCGGTAAACAAGAATGTAGCATAGCGTTTTTCACCTCCTAACTTGAGCTTTTCTGGATTTTTCTGTAGCTCTTTGA